AAACTATTATGAGTAAAGGGAGGTATGGATAACCTCCCTATTACTTACTCAAATATTAATAGTTTTTGTATAAAGCGATGTCATTTCCGATACCGTACTCTGTATCTGCTGTATAGCGTAAAATTATCCTGAAATTCTGACTGCCATCTAAGTCTTCCATGTCTAACACTTTAACTTGGTTGTAATCACTCATCAAACCAGTTCCGAAGAATAAGTTAGATTTTTGTGCTGCAACCATTGCAGAAGATGCAAGACCAGGACAAAGTGCCAATTCAACTCCTTGGAAGTTTAATGGCTTCTCACCTACATTCATTTGGTTGTTGAAACCATTTGCTCCAGCACTTCCGCCAGATAATGCTTGTTGGTAAGCCTTAGCTACGTTAGTAGGGATGTAGATAGTTAAATCTTCCTTACCATACACAGTTTGAGGGATTGCGTTGTATAAACTGTCTAATGCAGATAATACGTTTGCAGATGTAATAGAACCAGAAACAGAAGCTGTTACAGGAGCGTTTACACCACCAGCTACTACTGATGAAGATAATGCACTATACAAACCAGAGAATTCTCCGTTTGTTGCGCTGTTACCTCTCCAAATAGAGATTTCAGTTGCTTCAGCAACTTTACCACCTACATAAGAGATTAAGAAATCTGTAAATGATGCAGGGATAGTATCAAATGCGCTATAGCCCAATTGTAAAGCTTCCCAGCTATCTACGAATTCTTGCTTACATAATTGTAAGTTTACTTGTAATTCTTTTGGTTCTAAGATTCTCTCAGTAAGAGCTACAGTACCAGAAGTTGTGAAATCACAAGATGCATCATTAACGATAGAATCAACAGCAATTCTTTGAATTACTGATTTGAATTTAACGTTAGGCATGATTGTGATGTATTTGTTATCAAGCGTTCTTGCTGATAACAAAGCTGCAGCTATATATTTACCTGCGAACTCACCTGCGTAAGTTGTGGTAATTACTGGCTGAGCAAAGTTTTGATTTTTTCTCATGTCAATCTTTTTTGTTGTTTAATTATTTATATAGTTTTGATAAAAATTGTGATTGCGAATTAGCAACCTTTCTACCAAAGTTATTTTGTTTTTGAGATTTAGCTAACGGAGATTCATCTACCGGTGCACCATCTAATTTAGGAAGGTCTTCTTCTTCCATTTTAATATCAGCTTCTTTCTTATCTTCAGCTGGTTTCATAGCTTCTTCAAAAGATGCCATTTTCTTTTCCATTTCATCAATACGATATTGTAATTTTTCAACTACTTTACCCATATCTTCAGTTAATGGGTCAACAGGTGCATCTACTGCATCACCACCTTCTCCATCAGTACCAATATCTTCACCTGCGATAGATTCCATTTCTTCTTCTTTAGGTACTTCAGGATTTGCTTCTTCAACATTCTCTCTTTCGGTAATCTTACCGTCTTTAGTTACAATGCGAATTACAACTTCTTTACCCTCTGAATCTTTTAAAGCAATTTCATGCTCACCATCTGGTGCTGGAGTTTTTCCGTCTTCTGCTACAACTTCAACATCTTCACCTAAATCAAAGGTAGGAGATTCCAATATTGTACCATCTTCCATTTTAGCGTATGTAAAATTAACAACTTCTTTCTCATTAGAAAGTGCTGATATGATTTTACTTAATACTTGTTTTGCGTTCATATTAATTGTATTTAGTTATTTAACAAAATTAATTTGTTTTGTAGTTATTTTTTAGTTAAATGATAGTGTTTCACCATCCCATATTTGTCCAACTGTTGGTATTTGTTGAATATCTCCAAACCCAACTTGTACATAAGCGATAGCTCCTTCAAATGAATCTTGCGTTGGATTCATTTCAAGTACTCCGATTACTACGTTATTTTTATCTATACATGCGAATGTTTTCATAATAATTATTTTAAGCTATTATCATTGAAGGAGGTACACTATATAATGAGCCAGATACTAATGAACCATATTTAGCAACACCATTATATATTCTATAATCTTGGAATCTAGCCGTATTCACACCATCATCTTGTCTATTGAATAATTGGAATGCAGCACTACCTGTTTTTAAAGTTGCTGCCAAAGTAAATGTTTGTACACACTCTCCATTAAATAATGAATTGAATGCGCTACCACTTCTTTGTACTGCGTTATGATACCAAACACTTGCAGCTCTACCATATGAATTTGAATCAAGGTAAACTTCAGAACCGGCTGCTGTAATTACTAAGAATCTTGTACCAGGAGTATCAAAACCTACGTCAGTTGTTGCAGAACCCACTCCATTAGGATATTGAAAATACCATGATACATTATTAAATCCTTGTGCTACACCCGCTACACTAGCTGTAGCTTGGTTAATCCAAGTTTCTATTGTAAAGTCTTGTGTTGGGAATTGTATATTAGCATCAGTACCAGCTATAGCTCCAGCATTTGAAGAACCAGATAATTGTATTGCTGTATTATATCCACTAAATAAACTTCCAGTGTATGATGTAACAGCTCCACTTCCCGTTGAAGGTAACACACCATATCCAGTACCAGTTCCTCTAATTAATTGAGATATATCTTCTCTAAATGAAGTCATACCTAATGTTGCGAATTGACTACCAGGCGCTGCATAAACCAAAGAAGCTGAATAAATATCAGTTCTAATACTAGCAGGTCCAGAAGTAGTTGTAGTACTTGTAGTACTAGTACTTGTAGTTGTAGTAGTTGTAGTAGGAGGTGGCGCCGGCTGTATTGGTACAATCGGTTTATTACTAGCTCCAATTATATTAAGGTTTAAATTTAACATAGATTATCTTAATGCTATAATGTTAGTTGCTGTTGATGATGAAGATACTGCTGATATCAAACCAGGGATAAATCCACTAGCTGATACAAAAGTTAGTACACTTGCATCTTCTGTTCTTACAACTAAATTACCTTGTCCACCAACATATAAACCTCCAGCCACAAAACCGAATGAACCTGTTTCAGAAGCGAATGTTGTACCTGTTGTTGGAGTTACTGCTACACCACCCACAAATTGAGGGTTAGCAATGTATGAACTTTGAGTTTCTAATTTCATAATATTCTTTTTATTTTAACAATTAAGTTTTCTTTTATAGTGATTATACTTTTGATGGAATAGTGAAATTGTTTGAACCTACAGGAAAGGTATGATAAATATATCCACCTGCTGATGTTATTGTTCCACCAGTTGCTATTGAACTTGTTGCTTGATATCTTACAACAACAACTCCTTCTACTCCATCTTCTGCTCCTGGATTTGGAAAGTAATTACCACCCAGACCACCACTACCTAAAGCAGTTTTAGAAGTTCCAGCAGAATCACCACCTTGTGCGTAAGTAACTAAATTAAGCCAATTAATACCATTACCTCCTGTATTACCTGATGCAGGTCCAGCTGAACCTCCACCACCACTAACATCTCCATCAAATCCTTGTCCAACTGTACCACTTCCGTATGTAATAGGACAACCCCAAAAGTTAGTCCATGAACCTCCACCACCACCTGAAGCACCATTTGAACCTGAACCAAATGTACAATTTGTTGAATTCCTATCTCCAGCAGAACCTCCTCCTCCACCACCTAAAGGTGATAATGATAAGAATGATGATGTTTGTCCATTTGTAGCTTTAAATGCTCCGGTTGATTTTGCACCACCATCACCTACTATAACAGGATATACATTTGGAAATAAAGTAGCTGAACCAGTTATGATACCACCAGCTCCTCCTCCTCCACCTGTTCCTTGAAATCTAACAGCTCCACCTCCTCCGCCTTGTCCTCCTCCACCTCCACCAGCTACAATAAGATAATCAATATCTAATTTGTTGTTTGTTTGTGCAAGTGTAGTTGGATTAATAACTTCTTTATCTCCACTATATAAATTATTTATTTTCTGATTTCCTAAATATACTATCATAAGTTTGTATTAATATGTGAATGTGCATGATGTGGTAAATGTATTCATTACTAAACGTTTCTACCCAATGATGTTTGGAAGTTTTGAACTATTGTATATAACGTAGCAGCTTCTGTACTATTAAACGCTCTAGCTATAAATGCTAATGAATATTGTCTTTTTGAATTTTCATTTGCATTAAATCCAGGTCCTAAATTATTTGCTGTAAAATATAACGGCTGTGTTATTGTATATGTTGTTGGCGATGCTTTAGATGCCACAGAAGTACCATTTTTATATAAATTCATATTTGTTCCACTACTTCCAGAAATACATCCAAACCAAAATCCTCTAGAATCTGTACTTGCTACATTTAAAGAACTACTATTAAAAAAACGTGCTGTATCGTCTGTGAATCTACTTATTAAATAAGTATCAGCATTAGCAGCACTTGGTGGTGTTGGAGATTCTGCGCCCATATCATAGCCGCCAGTTACATTTGTATTAACATATACACCAAATGAATTATTAGTTGCCCAATCTGCTGAGTTTACACTTGGAGTAAATGATGTATTGATATTAGAAGTAGTACCACTACCAGAAATACCTGTGTTTGTAAAGTTAAAACTTCCAGTATAATTTAATGTAAATGATGCTGTTGAAATTAAATTGTATTTACAAGAATCAGCTGATGCACCAAGTAATGGATATAATGCATAAAATTTACTATATAAATTATTACTTTGTAACTGAGAAACAAATGTATCTAATGTATTAATTACAGTAGTATCATTTATATTTGCAGCTTTTGCATAATTTCTAACACTTTGATTAATTCCTTGATTAATTTCTAAAATATCATCCATTCTTTGTGAGCCTAGCATCACATCATTAATTAAAGTATTTCCTATATAAATTGTTTGCATATCTTATGGCATTGTTGTTGTTGAAGTCATTGGTGGTATATACATCGTTGTTGTTGTACTGCTAGTAGTTGTTGTTGGTTCAGTTGTTGTACTACTAGTAGTTGGAGGTGGTACAAACGTTGTTGTGCTTGTACTACTTGTTGTTGTTGATGATGTACTGCTTGTAGTAGGAGGCGGTACATAAGTTGTTGATGATGTACTACTCGTTGTTGAAGTTGGCATTGTTGTTGTACTGCTTGATGTAGTAGTAGAACTTGATGTTGTAGTTGGCATCGTAGTTGTAGATGTACTGCTGGTTGTTGTACTGCTTGAAGTAGTAGTTGTTCCAGTAGCACATGTCAAACAATCTGCGTATGTTAATACAACGGTAGAGAATGTTCCACCCATTGCAGACTCACTTACTGTCCAACATGCATTAGTATCATAAGGTGCACCTTCTGCAAAGAACTTATAAACGTTTGCTGTAAATAAAGATGTATTTGTTGTTATTGTATAAGATGAACCTCCAGCACAATTACTTATTAAATAATTGAATGTTGTAGGACTTGTTGTTGTACTGCTTGAAGTAGTAGTGCTACTCGTTGTACTACTTGTTGTAGTTGTTGGAGTAGTTGTTGTGCTAGTCGAAGTAGTTGTACTGCTTGAAGTAGTTGGTATCGTAGTTGTAGAACTAGATGTTGTAGTACTGCTTGTAGTAGTTGACGTAGTTGTTGGCAACGTTGTGCTACTTGTAGTAGTTGGTGATGTTGTAGTTGAAGTTGTAGTAGGTATTGTAGTTGTTGAACTAGATGTTGTAGTTGTAGTAGCCGGTGATGGGGTTACTGGTTGTACAAAAACAGGTGCACTTTTTTGAATGCTACCAAAGTTATTTGTGCCTACTGCTATCCTACCAAATGTTTTACCTCCTATCTTTATCTTAAACATACTATTAAGGATTTACAAATTGGTTTATTTCACCATCCCATTTTTGTCCTATTGTTGGAATAGCTGTTGGAGTTGGTTCTCCTACTTTAATTATTGATACCTCCATATAAGGTAATTGTTCTCCAGAAAGAATATCAAATTCTATAATATCAAATACTATTTGGTCTTCTCTAATCACTGCGTATGTTGCCATAATTTATATATTTTAATTTATCCGGTTGTTACTATACTTGATGGCATTGTATATGTTGCGTTTACTGCTCCAGTATATCTTGCTACTCCTTTAGTTATTCTAAAGTCTTGAAAGTAATCAGTTCTTTGTGACCCGTTACCATTCCATCCCATAAATTGAAATGGAGGATTTGTACCTGTTGCTCCTGATAATGTATTATTTCCGCGTATTACTCCATTTAAACATGAATACCAAGTTGAACCAACCCTACAAGTAGCGAAATGATGCCATGTATTTGCTGCTAATGTTGGTGTGCCTGGAAAAAAAGATGTCTCAGCACCTGCTGCATTTTGGAAAGTCCATCTTGGACCACCACTATATTGGCAAAACCCAACTCCACTACCTTCACAAAAATACCAAGGATTATCACCACTAACATTCGTTGGCATATACATCCAACATTCAATAGTAAAATCACCAGTACCAAAGTTTACATTTGATGTGTTGCCAGCAATTGCACCTAAGTTAGAAGATGAACCTCTACTCATTGATGTACCATAAGGTACTGAAGCAAAGTTTGTTGCTGTATTTGTAGTTTGTCCACTACCAGATAAAGGTAATTCAGGTAAAGAACTTCCGCCATTTATATATCCACTAATATCACTTCTGAAAGATGTTTGTCCAAATGTTGAACCAAATTGTGTTCCAGGTATTGCTACTGTTACTGAACTTGCGTATGTATCAGGTCTTATAATAAATCCTGCGGCTGCTGCCACAGGTTGTCCAAAATAATAAATCGTTGGTGAGAATATTGCCATATTATATGAATTTTTTAGCTGATACTACATAAGCGTTTGTTGAATCAAATGCTACTAACGATAATATATCTTTAGCTCCACTACCAGATGATGGTGTGTATCTACTTCCAGATGGTTGTAATACGTTTGAACTAAATGATGCCGTTGGTAATGCAGCGTTACCATTACCCTGAACAGTTGTTAGTAAAATACTAATTGTCTCTCCAGCAGTAACGTTTGTCACATTAAAGAATGTACTTGCTGTTACCAAACAGGTAAAGAAGTTTCCATCATTACCATTTATTGATGCAGTTGATGATGCTATACTTGCTGATATAACATTACCTAATGCTGAACCAGTTACTATTATAGAACCAGATATAATTGCAGAACCAGTGAATGGAAATGCCGATGTTGTTAATCCAGAAGTTCCAGAAGTACCCGAAGTACCCGAAGTACCCGAAGTACCTGATGTTCCACTACTTCCAGCTACTCCATTTATTCCAGAAGTTCCCGATGTACCGTTTACGCCGCTTGTACCAGAAGTACCCGAAGTACCACTACTACCCGCAGTTAAGTTCGAACCAGAGATAACATACATTGTATTTACATCAGTTTGTGCAGTTGCTACTAATGTTGCGTATGAAGCTGAAGTTAATGTTACTATGTTTGTTACTGCCGGTACATTTGTGTATGTATCGTATATGTTTGATATAACACTGCCACTATAAATTCCTATTGATTGATTTATTGAACCAGTTACTCCTAAGCTTCCAGTAATTTGTGCAGAGCCTGTAAAAGGAAATCCTGCTCCAGTTCCTCCGCCACCACCAACTAAAACAATTGATGCCGTATTAGAAGTTACAGTTATTGATTGTACTGCACTTCCGCTAAAATCTAAATATTGTGCAGTTCCTAATATTACACTTGCTGATGCTATTGTGTTAATTGATGTTAATCCAGAAGTTCCTGAAGTACCAGAAGTGCCACTTGTTCCGCTGCTACCAGCTACTCCATTTATTCCTGAAGTACCAGAAGTGCCACTTGTTCCGCTGCTACCAGCTACTCCATTTATTCCAGAAGTTCCGCTTGTTCCTGAAGTACCAGAAGTACCTATCGATATGAATGATGATGTTGCTACTAAATTAGAAACGTTACCTACTCCACCTATCCATGCATATCCTTCTCTTAAAGATGATGTAAATGAACCAGTCACTTGTAATGAACCAGTTATTCCTAAAGAGCCTGTTATTTGTGCACTACCAGTGAATGGGAATGCTGAATCAACTGCTGAACCCGATATCACATAAAGTGTATTTGCATTAGGTGTTACTAATCCATTATATTCAGCTTCAGTTAATGTTACGATATGTTGTATTGGTTCAACACCAGTATAGATGTCACCAATGTTATCAACAACCGAGCCACTAAATGAGCCTGTTGTAATTCCTATTGAACCAGTTACTCCTAAAGAGCCTGTGATTTGTGCTGAACCAGTATATGGGAATGCTAATGCAGTTTGTCCCGAAGTACCCGAAGTACCATTTGTACCAATACCACTTGTTCCGCTTGTTCCACTACTACCAGCTACACCATTTATTCCCGATGTGCCTGAAGTACCATCACTGCCACTCACTCCACTCGTTCCACTAGTACCACTTGTTCCACTACTTCCTGAAACTCCAGAAGTGCCTGATGTTCCATTAACTCCACTTGTACCATTACTACCCGATGTTCCGTTTATACCTGATGTTCCATTAACACCTGAAGTACCAGAAGTACCTGATGGTAATTGAGATATTATAAATAACATCTGATGATTGTTAGGAAACGAATATGTTGATGTTATTAATGTTACTGGGAATGTCCAATATGTTGTATTATCTACTCCAGTACCTACTGTCCATCTTTGAAAATTTGTATGTGATGATTGGTCCTGTAATACTATGATTGAGCCTGATGGAATATTAGCTAAGAATATATCATCGTTATTTCCATTTTGGTCAGTATCACTTACACTTATTGATGTTGCTGATGCTTGAGTTGCGTTATTCCAAATGATATGTCCATTACCAGGATCACCAGTTGTTACACCAGTCTTTGCTTGATAATTAAAGAATGTATTTGATTGTCCATCTTGTCCGCTTGTTCCAGAAGTTCCAGAAGTACCATTACTTCCATTTATTCCAGAAGTACCTGATGTTCCGGATGTGCCGTTTATACCTGATGTGCCACTCACACCTGAAGTACCTGATGTACCATCACTGCCACTCACACCACTTGTTCCTGAAGTACCTGAAGTACCACTTGAACCATTAACACCCGATGTGCCGTTTATACCTGATGTACCATTTACTCCGCTTGTTCCATCAGCGCCTGAAGTTCCTGATGTTCCATTAATACCTGAAGTTCCTGATATACCGCTTGTGCCGGAAGTTCCTGATGTACCTTCAGAACCATTGATACCTGATGTACCATTAATGCCCGAAGTACCATCTGAACCAGAAGTACCCGAAGTACCTTGTGAACCAGCTGAACCATTCGTTCCTGATATTCCTGAAGTGCCACTCGTTCCGCTTGTACCAGAAGTACCTGAAGTTCCAGCCGAGCCTCCACTTCCACCCGTACCATTAATGCCGGATGTTCCTGAAGTACCTGATGTACCAGCCTCTCCTGCTGCACCTACTACGTTTACACTCCATTGAGTATATGTTCCACTACCTGTTGGTGCTGTTATTGTAAATGAGAATACACCTGTTGATGTATCATAAGAACTTACAACACCTTCCATTCTATTGGTAGCACTATTAGCTACTATTGTTTCTTGTCCAACTGTCCATTGTAAAGATGATGATATATTAATTGTTCTACTATCACCTATTCCTCCTATTGATATTGAGGATGTTGATTGAGATGCGAATTTATCACCAGTAACACCATTTGCTCCTGAAGTACCTGATGTACCTGCAGTGCCCGATGAACCGTTTGTTCCATTTGCTGAACCTGATACAAAGTATAATGTATTAGGGTCAGTTGAGTTACCTGCTAATAAAGCACCATATGATGATGAATCTATTGTTACTACATATTGTGCAGGTAATATATTTGTGAATGTATCGTTTACGTTTGAAATCAAGCTACCTGATAATGAGCCTGATGTTTGTGTTGGGTTTTTACCTAATACACTTAAAGAACCAGTTATTCCTAAAGAGCCTGTAATTTGTGCTGAGCCTGTGAAAGGAAATCCTACACCACTACCTCCGCCACCAAATGATGATGTAGGTACTGCTGCTGATTTATTATTTGAATCACCAACCCATGCATAACCTTCTGGTAATGATGCAGTTAATGGTCCTTCTATTTTAACCGAACCAGTAAATTGATGTATTCTACCTGCACTATCTCCAAATTTTGTATCACCTTTTGTAATTAAAGTACCTGATACAATTAAATCTGATGTCATTGTTTGTACATCAGTAAATGTATTAGCAGTTAATTTAGCGTATGAAGCAGTTTGAGCAGTTAATGCGTTTACTTTACTATCATTAGATGCAGTATATGCATTAATTGATTGAGTATATGTGTTTATAGAAGCTGTGTATAAACCAAGAGATGCACTTAATGATGCATTTGCTTTACCATTTATATTAGTTTGTAATACAGATGCTGAAGTATTCAATTGTCCGGTTAAGGATGCAGAAGTTACATTTATATTAGTTTGTAATGTTGATGAACTTGCATTCAATTCAGCTTCTATAAGTGAACGAGTTGCTGTTAATTCCGCTTCAGTTACAAATGTTGCTTGTAATGATGAACTGAAATTTTGTAAATTAGCTATCGAACTTGAAAATGATGCTGAATTAGAAGTATAAATCGTCTGATTAACAGTACTATCAATCATATCAGTATTAAATTCTCTTAATATGATTGGTGTAATAAACCCAGCATTGTTATTAGGAAAGCTGGTTTGGTTTTCTTGCTCTAATTGTGTTTTATTTAATTGAGACATATGTTTCTATAATTTTTAATAAACGGGTGTTCCTATATCAAAACCATCACTAAACCCAACACTAAATCCACCTCTTGTTGCGAATTGTGCGGGTACTTGTGTTTGTCCTATACCTTGTTGAATCAATGCACCATTACAACATTTACGTGAATATGTGTTTGAATTAGCACATAAACAAGCTTGTCTATTGTTCTTTGGTGAACTCTTTCCTCTAGTAGGTCCCAGGTAAATACCCGAAGTTGCTTTGAATCTGGCTAAATAAGCTGGAGTTGGCATATACTAATGATTTTATTATTTAACAACTGATTCCTCAAATGTAGTGGATTATCATTTCGTTCTTGCCAAAACTTCTTTATGTAGAAGGTTTTGTAAGTAATTGTAATCCGAATTATAAGCTAGGAATAGTAAACATTGTTCTAATGGTAACTCCACAACCTCATCCATTTTATTTATATCTCCTCCTGCGAGTTGGATAACTGAGCTGTAATTTTTCCACTTCTTTCCAAAACGGACCTGATGTTCTGAGGGAGAGTCACCGAATCCATCATAGATTTCAGGATAACGCTCGGTAAGTCCGTTAATAAACGAACAAAAAAAAACAATGCTCCATAATGTATATCCATTGATACATCTAAGAAAAGGGCCTCATTATCCTTTCCATTGTATTCTTCTATCTCATAAGTTCCCATTCCCTTTCTCTTTACAGGTCTATAAAGGATACTCATTATCTTTGCCCAATTATCATCAATGGTAAAGGTATCATGCTTTGTAATATCCAAATATGAACCATAGGACATTTTTGATAGGTTAGGCTCAAACCCATATTCTACCCCGTCAATTTTAATAAACCTTTGTAGTTCATTATCAGTATTACTCATAAAGCCTGTAAGGTCTTTCTTAATCTTAATAAACGTTTCAGTATCCAATCCATGTAGATACTCAGGTGAGAATCCACATAAGTGATGTAACAAACATGCTACATAAGCATTCTCATCCTCACCATACACTTTTAAATCTCTTTGTAGTGCTAGATATTGTTTAAGTGTAACAGCTGACCATTTAGTAGGTACTGTGATTTTAACTTCCTTCTTCATATTATTGTTTATTTTGTTTAGGTACTACACTAACTCTGTCAGCAGGTACTGCCCATTGTTCAGGGTTAATTAAATCAAAGGATGCATTCATTACTACTGCTTCTTGAATAGGAATGGTTTGTAACGCCTTATCAGCTAAAAGGTTTTGGTACTTTTGTTCTGCTGAATTCCTTTGTTGTAGAGTTGCAGATAAATAAGCCTTAGTTTCTCTTAGTTGATTTAGGAGTTCTACGTTCTTCTTCTCACTCATAGCAACATAAGCTGCCATCTCCATAAAATCATCTTGTGTTAGGTTGTTAATGTCAAATTCTTTTTCCATATTATTTTATTTTACGCTAATTACATATTTTCCAATAGCTGTTGCTTTTTGTGATAACTTCATCATTCCCACATAGCGAGCAGCATCTAAAAGGTGATTGTTAAAATCCACAGGTCTATCTAATATCTTACCAAATCTATCTGTCTCCCACTCATACGAATAGAACTCATTGATTAGATTCTGACAACTCTTAGGTATCTTTATCTTATAGTTTTGTAGTACACCTATACCAAAGTTAATACTATCCTTACCTTTCGTTACAGGCTTTATATTAAACCCAGCTCTACGAATTTCTTCTATCAAACGTGGTTCGCTACTATCCGCCCAAATCTCCTCATTACCACTCACTGCTTTCTTTAACATATCTACTATTTCGTTTGTTACCATTCCCTTCTCATAGCAGTGTTCTAAGATGTATAACTCGTTACCATTCATCTTCCATACACTTACTAATGCATTCGGGTCATTAGCATATCCAAAATCCAATCCCCATGCTACAAACTCTGCTTCATCAGGTAACCACTCTACTAATTCAAATTCAAAGATAGCTTTATCGTTTGTGGTATATTCTCCCTTTGTATAAACCTGATATGCTTTAATGTTTGTGTTCTTCAAATCCTCTAAGGCTCTGATTACACTCTTTTCCAAATAAGGATTATCTTTGTATGATGTAAAGTAGCGTGTACAATCTACCATCTCTCTTAACCAATGCCATGGCGAGACTGTAGGGTTATAACTCAATATGATTTTACCTGTTGTACGAATTTGTAATTGTAGATAAGATTCACTATCAACTTCGGATGCTTCTTCTATCCATAGTATATTTGATTTAACTCCTCTTAACTTCTCTGCGTTGTCTGTACTAATGAATTGTATTTGTGAATCATTATAGAACGTATATGTTCTATCGGAAATATTAAACTCGTCCTCATTCCATATCCCCATTGATTGCATAAGGTCTTTGAAATCCTTCATTACAGTCCTTTTAAGGGATGGTATTGTTTTCCTTACAATAGTTACCAACTCTTTATTTTGAAGGGCCTGTACGATAAGCCATTGAAGTGCTGCGTATGTTTTACCACTACGGCTACCTCCAACCAAATGACAAACTCTAGTAGGACAATCCTCTATGTGTTTATAACTAATCGTTGTATTGACTTCCAGATGCATCTACTTGATTTTGTGTAATGTTTACGGATATCTGCTGTATTCTTTGTTCTACTTCTGCTTTCAATTCCATTCGGCTTTGTTTAGGTAAATGAAACTCTAACATCTTAAGTGTGATGTCTACTGCACCCTTTGGGTCTTTCTTCATCATCTCCTCCATTAGTGATGGTAGATTATCCATTACTTTATTAGTAGCACGAGCTAATGATAGTTTCATCATCTCTGTACTTCTATTGAGAGCACCAGCCGGTCTACCTGCTCTATTAATTCTTTTATCGTTCTTTTGAAATGCCATTGTAATTGGTTGTATTTAACAATATATATAGATATAACAACTACATCCACCTTTGTATTTATCGTTGGACCTTGCCACCTTAGAATCGATTCTACGATGGTTTAAAGGGATTAACCTTTACCAATCTTATATGTTGTTTAATCTTTTTGACATTTAGAAAGGATGTTGATTTACTTATCCCTATATCTTTACTCAACTTATCCAATGTCATCTTATCATCACTAAAGAAATATAATTCAGCTAATCGTGCTGAACTCCACATCTTTGTTTTTTGTAGTTGTTGTATCTCATTTACTATTTCATCATAGCATTGCTGTACTTTGGTATCCATCTCCTCATTATATTCTTCATCTACTTCATCATAAGTGTCCGAAATGGTTTGTACCTTACCATTACTCTTTACCATATTAATGTGACGTGTTCGTAAGAATGAATGAAGATACATCATATTGAAATCATCTACACCATACCATATATTAGGATTACCTCTTTCGGCAATGTAAGAGTAGAGTTCTGCAACTAATTCCTTAGCCATCTCTCTATTCTTTGTTATGTTGTATGAAGCGGACATCAACCAATCATTCTTAACTCTATAAAGAATATCAAGCCTTCTATTGTTTTCTCTTTGTATTTCTTCTATACTCATTAAATCCTATCACTTACAAATTTTCTCAGCTCATCAATACATCTTACCCATAATCCGCCTGATGATTTACAGCTGCAAGGTTGTGGTTCTTTGTTACCTCTTATTTGTGTGCACCTACTCCACATCTTACCCATTAAGTGTTCGGGTAAATGCATTTTGATTGATGATAGTTCTTCTTTCATTAGATTGAATTCTGATTCATTAAAGGGTGCGTATTTATTTTCCATATTATCCTAATTGTGCTATTTGTTCTAATGGAGTATCTCTCCAAAATCTTTCTAAATCCTCTGCCATCTTTTGTTTAAGTTCATCGGTTATCTCTACATCTTTCAATCCTCCTATACTTTGTAAGAATTTGATATGTGCTTCTACTGAAGTTTCATTTCTTTGGTATGCTGTTTCCATATTAATATAATTTAATTCCTTCTTTACATCCACATAGTTCATTCAAATAGATTCTTCGTGCTTCACATCCGCAATCATCTAAGTTAAAGAATCGTTTAGCTATCCATCCTGCTAAATCTTTACCCCATCCTAATGTGATTACGTTTATTAATCCATCTACTATGTTTCCCAATTTAATTATGCACATTTCTATTTGGTTTAGTTATTTGATGATAATGAATAAGATTTTCTGAACGAGTCATATACTCTAAGTTATCAGGCTTATTATTATGTTTGTCACCATCTTTGTGATTAACTTCTAATCCTTTAGGAATCTTACCTAAGAATGTTTCTGCTATCAAACGATGACCTCTTCTCCATAATCTTTGTTTCTTAGGTCCAATACCTACGAATAATCCATAGTATAAATAACCTGATGGGTGAGTACGTGGTCTTAATACTCTTATTTCACCTTTAGGATTGTATCTGTAAGATATCTTTGTTGTGTAGATTAATCCATCACTACCTGCATAGTAGTCAGGAAATCCTTTTAAATCTTTAATTTGAATTTTTGCCATTGTATATTGTTTTGTGTTTATAAATATTAGTAGTTTAGAAAAGTGAGCATAAAAAAGAGAGACTGGAAATGACGCCAGCCTCTCAAAATATAGAGTATGTTAGAGGAACAAATATAAAATGGCAGTTCCATATAAAAACCCCTAACTCTCTATAAATATTATAATCTACCATTTAAATTAATTATTTTCTGATAATCTTTGTGATTCTTCTTCCTGCTTAACATAAGATTCAAATAGTTTCCCCCAGTCTAGGTTTGCAAAAACCCATTCAATTTCTTCTTTAGTTAATTTATCAAAAGGTTTCTTTAGTATTTCGTCTATATTCATATTATTTCTTTTTAGTTACTGTATTATTAATTAAATCTACTTTATATACCTGCCCAAATAGTTTTTCTATCTCTCTTTCT